CAGCGAGCTCTGTGCGGTCAAACCGCACGTGCTGCGCTATTGGGAGCAGGAGTTTCCTCAACTCAACCCCGTCAAACGCACCGGGAACCGTCGGTATTATCAGCGCCAGGATGTGCTGATGATCCGACAGATCCGCGCGTTGCTCTACGATCAGGGGTTCACCATCAGCGGCGCGCGCCAGCGTATGTCCGGTGATGAAGCCAAAGACGACACCACCCAATACAAGCAATTGATCCGCCAGATGATCTCCGAACTCGAAGATGTGCTGGTGGTTTTGAAGAAATAACCCAGGCTTTTAAAATACTTCCACATTTCAAAAGCTTGCGGTATATTCCTGATCGCTTCGTTGCGAAGCGAACCCAGTAACACGCCTAGTCGGGGCGTAGCGCAGTCCGGTAGCGCACTAGCATGGGGTGCTAGGGGTCGAGTGTTCGAATCACTCCGTCCCGACCATATTATTCAATGACTTAGGCCAATGTTCACAGCATTGGCCTTTTTCATGTGCGTGACATTTGCGTGACTTGTCGTTTTCTCACGCCTGCTTCCTCTTCAAAATTGTCAGAACCGGTCCGCGAGAATCGGTTGCTGATACCATGTTCGCAGCTTCGATCAAATGCCCGAGCTCGGCGCCCGAGTAGTGACTGGTGATGCTGCCGTTCTTGTGGCCCAGTAGGGCCTTGCGGTCTTCCTCGGTTACGCCTGCTGCGCGGAGCCGCCGGCCAAACGTGTGTTTAAGGTCATGGATCCTGATGGATGCATACCCAGGGTGAGAGGGGCGAAGGTTTTCCTCCTGCCAGAGTTTCGCCGCTCTCACCCGCGCCTTCTTCCAAGCTGAGTCGTTCATGCGGTGCATCGCGGTGCCGTTGTATGGGAAAACCCATTCCTCGCTGATGCCGCGCTGCTTCTCGATGATCGACCTGGCCACACTGTTCAGCACTACCAGCCGCTCGTCACCGTTCTTCACGCCTGAGCGCTCATGTCGACCGCCAAAGTCGGCCGGTATCAGAAATACGCTGGTGCCAAGTTCGGGTACCGCAATCTCCCAATCCCATCTCAGCTTGCAGACCTCCTGCTCCCGCGTGCCGGTGTTCACTTTGAACAGCGCCATGGTTTGCAGGTGAGCCGGCAACTCTCCGAAAAGAATCGACTGCTCCGGCCATGACATCGGGTACGGCTTGCGGCTCGACTTCTTCTCTTCCAGCTTCGTGAGCATCGGCACGCTATCCAGCCACGGCCTGCGCTCATCGTCTCGCCATTTCCTGGCACACAACGACAAAACCCGAACCACGCGCTCGATCGAGATATTCACCGTTCTGTTGCTGACACCCTTCTTCACCTTCCCATCTTCCAGCTTCTTGGTCGCCAACCTGTCTTTGATGAATGGCACCAAGGCCTGGTCATCAATGTGGGTCAGCGGCATGTCGCCAATGAATGGGTCCAGCTGTGAAAGGTGGTGGGCAGATAGCTTGATTGACGGCTGGTCTTTGAACTCCAGTAGGAAACGAGTTGCCGCCTCCCGCCAGATCCTCACCTTCTTTACTCCATACACCTTCTGTTGCCGGATCTGCTCCAGCCTGTAGATCAGGTAGCGCTCCGCTTCTTCCCGGTCACCAGTTCCAGTGCTTTCGTAAAGTCGTTCTCCGTTGATTTTCTTGTCGATATGCCAGATACCTTTCCTTTGGGATAGGCCTGTGATCGATTTTCGCGCCATGATTTATCTCCTTTCTGGCGCTCGCTGCGGGGCGATTGTTGCTCCGTTGCGCCTTTTTTATCAATCGCCTTTGCCTCGACGTATGCCGTGGCCCAGTCGTCCAGCTCCTGCCGATCGAAGCCGACGCCGCGGCCCCCAATGGGGAATTCGCTGACGAAGGGCCTGACTGTCTCGTCGAAAATTGCCCGGCACATGCCCAGGTATCCAGGTGCTTCCTTTGCTCTAATGAATCGAGGGATCAGCTGTTGAGCGCCCATGGCTATCTCCCGCAGCCCATTCCGGGCCGCGCTGAATTGTTCGTCATTTGGTTTCCTTGCCGCGCTGGGCGGCAGAAGGTGGGGGAGAGTTATGCGATCGGCACGTAAGCTTCGCCGCGGCGTTCAGCCGAAGCCTTCCGGTAAGTCTCGTTGGTGTATGGAGCATCAGGCTCGCGACGGATAAAGTTCATCTGGTAGTGGGAGCCTTTGGCGCGATGCGTTCCGGCGCAGTACTTCTCAATCAGGTACTGGGCGTCGTGCTTGTCGCCTTTCTCCGCGCGGCTGCCCGTGCCAATCGTTCCGCCTTTCCACGAACCTTTCTCGGGGCCGGTCTCGCCATCAAAGGCGATATCCAGCTCAACGAAAGTTCGTGTAGGGCGCAGTGCACCGAAGTACTTTTTCACCCAGCCGGTACCGATGCGGTACACGCGCTTCTCCATATGGCAATAGGCTCGTATTTCCTGGCCGTCATAGTCCTTAAGCAAAAACACATAGCGGGGCATTGTGTCTTTTATGGCCTGAGCTTCCTTGTAGCCAAGGCGAACACCTTTGCTCTTCTCGATATGCTCAACGCCGCTTGCGTCACACAGCGCATTCAGGACCAGATCGAATTCGCGCCAAGGGAATGAAAAGTACCGAGACTTTTCAGATTGCGAGTCCATTGTGCTGGGCCCAAAATTTGTATGTATTCCTCGGGTCTGTAGGCGGAACCCGTACTTTCGAGCGTGATACTCGAAGTAGTCGAGATGACCAAATTGTTCAAGCCGTCGCGCTGTAGCTTCCGGGCTCAATGTAGTGAATGTGTGCTTCTGCGCCCAAGGTTTGATGATGTTGGGAATTTTGATCCAGGCTGAATACTTCCAGACATGGATGATCAGCTTGTTTCCCGGGTAGTCGCCGTTGTCGCCGGAGTCGATGGCGATGCCGAATATGCTGTCACGCTGGCCCTTGTAGTAGAGGTCGATGAAATTGAGGATCACGAACTTGTCTTGCCATGGATTGGCCCTGAAAACATTGCGGGAAAACCAGGCTTTGATTATTTCGAACATGCAGGAATACCTCGCCCGCCGCTCACCGGCAGGCATGTAGGGGGATTGGGGTTAGGGGAGCGTGCTGCCGATTTGCGCTGCTACGGCGGTGATTGCCCGGCGGAGCGCGCCACCTCGTTCTGCGTCATCGATCCAGCCGATGTTCTCGCCGAAGCCTCGGCGCTCGACCATCACGTATTGCAGGTTGGTGAACCAGAGGATGCTGAGTTGAAGGCTTGTCGCCAGGCGCAGCGCATCGCCGTCATTGGTCAGAGGGGACCAGACGACGTCCAGTCCCGACTTTTTATCGACGATCCACATTCCGCCGGAAGGGCAGTGCCGGTTTTCTTCAAGATCAATGCCAGCCGCTTTCGCTGCCAGGTCCAGCAGCTCGCAGTCGTTCATGGCCTCGGCCCCTTGTAGATGAAGACGTAGGCGAACCAGAGGGTGGCGATCATGGCTTTGCCTCCGCTCGCGATTTGTGCAGCTGCTGGATTCGGTAGTCTTCGGCGGTTCGGGAGCAGCCGCCACCCTGACAACCGTGCTCATGACAATCAGTCTTGTCGCAGATGGCGCGCATGCCGGTACCACCGCAGTAGGAGCAGCTGTCGCCGGTATGAGTCGGGCACGGATACACCTCGCCGGGCGCTCCATGCCGTTGAAGGCGAATCGGCAGCATCCCGGTGCCAGCGTCCGGTACGCTTCGCGGTGTGGCGATCATGGCGTCACCCGCTTGAACGAAACCGCCCAGACCCACGGGTTGGCGGCCCATGCGTGCGGTCCATTGATGGAGTTCCACAAGTCGCTGAATGCTTCTTTGGCAGTCGGCCATGGTGTAACGAGATTTCCAGGGCCTTCTCTACTTACCCACGTATCGCTGCCGTCGCGCATCAGGCGCACACCCTCGGCCTGGGCCTGGTCTTCGCTGATGTCCTGCAACCGCTCGACGCGCACGTCGGTGATCTCCAGCAGGATGCGACACGCGGCGCGAGGCATGTGAATGCTGGGTTTGTATTTCAGGCCGAAGTCTTTTCTTGCCTCGTCGCTGTGTGAGCCAGGGCGGCAGTCGGCAGCGTAGGCGTAGCGCTGAATCGGGCCGTCCGGGTCTGGGCGATGCTCAACGCCGGTACCGCGTAGATCAATGAAGGTCTCGCGCACCCAAAGCCGGTCGCCGGGTTTGCCATAAGGGCAACGGATGATGTCTTTTCCGGTCTCCCACCAAGCTCCCATTGGAGTGCCATAGGCGCATGTGGTGTGTGCATTTGCGCTGGGTTGAGGTTTGCACACCCGCCGCGTGACCGTCTTCCTGCCTTCCAGGATGGCGCGCACCATCGGCGCCGAAAATAGTATTGGCCGTTCCTTTATTTCTGGCATGCCGGGTTCCTTGCCGCTATAGCGGCTGACTTTGAAGGGGGAGGGGTTACAGGTTTTGCGCAAGAGTACAGATGTACTCCTATGCGGTTTGTGCTGACTCGACAACCAGCGCCTTCCCGCAGGAGTGGCAGAAGCGCATGCCGTTCTCACTTGGCAGCCCGCCATCAGTGAACTGCCACTCCTTGCCGCAGCCGGTGTGCCAAGAGAATCCGACTTCAGACCAGGTACAGGTGGATGGCTTGCTTCCCTCTGCTGGCTTTAAGAACTTGGCGATATCGCTTTCAAGGTCCGCCCAGCCTCCACCCTCAATAACTGCGCGCGCGCGCCGGAGCAGGTCAATTGCCAAGTCATTCCGCTCATCCGCTGCGGTCAGGCGCTGTTGCAGGGCGCGATTGCGAGCCTCGCATGCGTCAAACTGCTCGGCGATAACAAATATCTCGCCTTCGCTGTCGCGGATAAATTCATGAGGGTGAGGTGCGCAGACTCGCGCTTGAGCCTCGCCGCCGTAGACACCGATGTACCAACGCTTTACCTCGCTCATACAGCCTCCCTCGTTACCAGATCATGGGCATTCACAACCGTCATACCGAGGCGTTCGGCGATCAGGACTTCCAGGCGGGCGCCTTGCGACTTCTCCCAGTCCGGCAGCAAGGCGATCACGCCGCAGAGGCCCAGGCGGGTCAGGTCGTAGGCCATGTAGTCGGCCCACTGGGCGCCCTCGACGACGCCGTGGTCTGCGGGGTTCTCGACTTCGTAGCCCAGGGCGCGCAGCTGGTCGGCCACGGCGTTGAAGGCGGGGTAGTTGAAGTCCTCGATGCCCGTCATCGGCCCGGCCACGTAGACGCGGTGGGCGCGCTCGGCCTGGAGGGTTACACCTGGCAGCAGGAACGACCTGATGCGGTCAACTGCTCGATCAACAGGAGCCTGGATGAATGACGGCAGCGGCTCGTTCGCCGGCGGCGTAGTCCGAGTAACAGCGGCGATCATGCCGACGAGCGAGTCGGTAACGATGCTGCGGATGTCTGGCCTGCGTTTTTCTGTAGGCACGGGGAGTCCTTGCCGGGCCATGCCCGGGCGGTGGAGTGGGGGGTGTTATGCGGCAGCTTTCAACGCTTCGATGATGCGTTGGCCGGCCAGCGGCGGCACCGCATTGCCCGTCATGTGCATGGTCAGGCGGTGGTTGTCCGGTCGCAGTGTGTCTTTCGGGAAGGATTGCGCGGCCATAGCCTCATCGGCGGTGATCATGCGCATCCGGTCACCATCGACCACGGCCCAGCGGTCCAGGGTAGTGATGGTGCCGATCGGTCGTTCCAGGCACCGGCCGGTGAGGCCTGACCCAGAGCCGTAGTAAGGCATAACGAATCGTTCGCCGAACCGTTCCCTTCCATTCTTCACGCGGATCAGCGTCGATTCGGCACGGCCTGGCTTGATGATTGGCGACCATTTCCCCGCGTCGAAGTCGATAATCTGGCTGGCCGGGACGTGCTGGTACTGTTGGAGTTGCAGGTGAAGCGGGGCTTTGCTGCGGGAACAGACCATGAACAAGCGCACCCGGTGCTGAGGCACACCTAGGTCTGCACAGTCCACGATATGCGGTGCCAGCGAGTAACCCAGGCGCTGCATCGCATCCGCCCAGGCCGGGTATAGGATCCAGTCCATGAACTCCGGCACGTTTTCGATGATGGCGAAGTCCGGTCGGTTGACTTCTGCATTCGCCACCGGCGCCCAGGCTGTCGAGCGCGAGTTATCGTGCTGTGGGTTGCCTGATGCTTTGCCGCGGGCCTTGGTGTGGCCCTGGCAGCAAGGAGAGGCCAGCATCACGTCATGCTTCGGCACCTGCGACCAGTCAGCCTGGTGCAGGTCCTGGCACACATGCTGGGTTTCCGGGTTGTTCTTGGTGTGCCACTCCACAGCGGATGGCCAGTGGTTGGCAGCCCACAGTACGTTGAGCCCGGCGTCTTTACCACCACGGGTCCAGCCGCCGAAGCCGGAAAACAAGTCAATTGCGGTTTGCATAGGGGATCCTCGCCGGCTGGCGTGATTCGTTTTAGGGGATTGTTCAAGCTGTTCGTGAGCGGTGGTGCGCAAACTCGCCCTGGTGCTGGCTGGCTGCCGTTTGGTATGCGGCGTGAGCCTGCTCGGGCGTATGGAAATACCCCAAGCAAGTCTGCTTACCCTTGATGCAGAGTTGAGCCTTCCACTTACGGTCCGTCTTGCTGTAACACACACCCTTCAGCCCTGATGCGCCTCGCGCTGGCACATTCGCGTTGTTCTGCGCCCTTGTGGCTGACCTCAAGTTGGTCTGTCGATTGTTGCTACGGTCGCCGTCTCGATGGTCAATCGGGCCTTCCGGCCATAATCCGGTGATCAACATCCATGCAACCCGATGAGCGCCGTAGGTCTGCCCGTGGAGTTTCAGGTAGACATAGCCATCAGGCTTTATTGATCCCGCCGCTTCGCCTGCTTTGCGACGGCAGTGATCTACCCTCCACGTGAACAGGCCGGTCTCTGCGTCGTAGACGATCTTTTCTTTGAGCAGCCGCGTGCGCTGCTCTGAATACATATCAGGCATGTCGTCACCGAGTGGGGTAGTGGATCTCTGGTTTGATATGGGGTATTACGGGTGACCGGCATGGAGCCGGATCAGGCAGCTTGAGAAATCGGCACGGCCTTCAGGTCGTCTTTTTCGTCAGCGTCACCCAGATAAGGTTTCAGCTCCGCACGGGTGTACTTGCCAGCCCTGATCGTGTCACTGGTGTATCCGCTGTAGTTGGGCCGGAAATACACCCCGTCTTTCACGTTAAGAATCATGAACAGCGGCTCAGGCTCAGGAAAAAGAACCTTGCGCAGAACCTCGGCCCGCTGATAGTTCATCCCGGCCACTGCTCTGGCGATCATGTCTTCCAAGCGCTGGCGGCGGGCCCGCTCGTTTTTCTTGGTCCTGATGTCCGCCGGCCGGTCAACAAAGAGCTCAAAGCACGCCTTGTTGGTGTATCCGTATTTTCCGTAAGCCACCCACCACATGTTGTTGATGTTTACGAACGCGGTGCCCTGGTACCAGCGGCCTTTGCGGTCAGTCGTCCAAACCTGCGAGCCATGCTGAATGGTTTTCTTGTCGCCTGATACCGAGTTGTAATCGGCAGCGGGAATGTCTGGCGGACCGAAGCGGCGCTTGCTTACATAGTCGGCATTGATCCACTCGATGTTGGTCATGCCGCCTAAACCGCACTTCCGATCTGACGCCTTGAACGTGTAGCCCGTGAAGACGTTGCACAAATAGTCACGAATGCGGGTGCGGGTACGCTGCATTTCCAGGCGAGCCAGGTACGGCATGTGCTTTTCTTTGTCGCTTTGGTACCGCCCGCTATGATCAGCGCGATCCGGCGTGTTCACTGCCTGGAAGAACTCCAGTTCAATGCTGCGCCCGCAGATCTTGAGGTCGGCTTGCAGATCCCCTTTCACGCAATGACGTGAATTGTTGCCAGTGAAGATGTGGGTCTGCTCGCCGACGGTCCATCCGATACGATTAAGCGTTTGAATGATCCGCTTGAACACTTCGCGCTTGAACTTGCGCTCCCAGGCCACCTTGGCGTCCCACTCGCGAGGAATACCTTCCTCCCACACAGCCAGGCGCGCCTCGCCGAACGACACGCGACCTTCGCGTTGAATTTGCATTGGATTATCTCCAGTCAGGCGCCGCCCTCCGGTTACCGGATGCAGCGAGTAGGGTGGGTTATGCTGGTGTTTCGATTTCGTCGTCAGGCTCGGGTGGGTCGTCGGCGAGCGACTTCAGGCCCGCCGCCAAAAGAATCTGCGACACCTTTTCCGTAACTACAAAAGGTGTCGTGACACACTTGAGCATCTGTGCCGCCGTTTCGAAGTCGGCGGCGATCACATTGCGCAGCAGGTTCTGGAAAACTTCCTGCTGATTGTTGAAGCCATGCTGCTTCATCAGGCGTTTGATGTCGGCCTTGAAGACGCCGGCTATCTCAACCGTAAACTTCTCGACGCCCAACGCAGCGTTCTTCTCGTTCGCCTTCTCGCGCTTGCGGCGCTGCTTCTTGGCTTCCGCCGTCAGCTCTTGCTCGGCCATGGCCTACCTCTTCGATTTCATGTGCTTGCAAATCAAGCCATGCCTGACGCCGGCGCTGTCGCACCTGGTTGCTGATGCGCTTCATGGGGTGTCGGCGAACTTGAAGCCGTTCTCTTGGGCGATCAGCGTCACGCGCTTGATGTGCATGCATAGGTTCTTTGCTGCCACGCTGGCTACGACGCCCTTGGCCGCTTCGGCGCGCACGGCCGGTGCCAGCTTGTCGCGTTCTTTCCGCAGACGTTCGTGGTGCGCAGTGGTCCCGTTGAATGGCCCGTCGACTCCGACGCCGTTCGGGATGACCTGAACTGACTTACCGGCGCCGAAGTAAGCGTCCAGCTGCTGGTTCAGGTTGTCGATGATCGAATCCCGAGGGTTGGGCATTGGCACTCCGATCATTGCTGCGCACCGTAGTAGGCGAACACCGCGAGCATGACGGCGAAGCCAACCGTCCAGCGCAGCACCAGGCGCCCGAAACGGCGCGATGTCGCCTTGGCGGAATCGAAGAAGTCGGCGTTGCGCTCGAGCTGATCGGCGTACTGGCAAGCGCCGTCGTGGCCGGTTCGTGCACCGCGGGATACGCCGCTTGAGCGCTCTACCACATCGAACAAGTTCTTGCCGAGCGGCACCACGTTGAAGCGCGGCACCTTCACAGGTTCTTCGCGACCGATCATCACGTACATCTCCGAAGTGGAAAGCTGAACGCGGGCGCGCAGGGCCTGCAGAATGGCTTGGCTTTGTTGGATGGCTGAGTTCATGCCGACTCCTTGGTTGTGGTTGCGTTTATTCGTCAGCAGCCTGACCGCCTGGGTGTGCCGGTGGGCGCAGGGGAGGGTGCTGACGGGTAAAGGCGAGGCGTAAAAAAGCCCAGTCGAAACCGGGCTTTTCGTTCTGTCACAAACGCCTCCGTAAGTGACAAGCCAGCAGAGCCCTTTGGGGCCGTGCGGGTATCTGTGCGTTTACATGGCTGCAAATCCTCCGTGCCGTAATGAACTACCGAGTATTTCTCGGTCGTTGGTTTGCGCCGCTTTTTATGACGCGACTATTGAGGCGCGCACCCGTCGCACGGGTGAATGCAGGTGGCCGGCGCAAAGCCGGATGTTCGTCCGCATCCCGCTGCACCCTGTCGCCAAGGTGCAGAAGTGATGCTTTGCCGTCGTTTAAGCGATAAAAACACCATTGCTCGATTCCCCAACTGGACCTTGAGGATTCGGACCGTCTGCTTGCCCTACGATTATTTCCCGCCGCATTGCCTCGGCCACCGCCGCCGACTGGCGATGAACGCCCAGCTTGAACATGGCGTTCGATATCCGTTTTGCGACCGTGCCGGGCTCAACGTCGTGAGAACGGGCGATCTGTTTGGCGGTAAGGCCCTGGGCAACTAAAAGCAAAAACTGAAGTTCTCTACGAGCAAGCCCACGGCCGAGATGGCCGATCCATGTGCCGCTCTTGATGATTGATTCCATGCTGTGTGCCTCTCGGTTGATTTCCCAATGCGCCCGGCCAACCAGGCGCATCAGTGAAAAACACCGTGTCCCTTCGGCGCTGCTGGCGCGGTACGGGCTCGTTCAAATTGTTCACCTGGTCACGGCTCAGCCCACCAGAACACTTTTTTTGATCGCTTTACGCTGCGCGCCTTGGGTAGTGGCCACCCATCTGAACCGTTTAGGCCGGTTCATCGCTGCCTTCCATCTGACCGGTGTTTATCCGGCGATGGGCAAAATATAGGGCAGCCTTTATTTTGAGTCAACAGGTATGCCTTTATTTTTTCGAGAAGGCAAAAAAAATCCCGCAATTTGCGGGACTTATTTCAGATAGATGCTGATTTACCAGAGCGCAGATGACCAGAATACTCGGCCGAGCACGGCGATTTCTTTCTCTAGCATATCCTGCGGCGTGTACTCTTCGTCTGGGTGCTCGTCGCGGTTATAGCTCCGCATACGGATGCCGCCACCAGGCAGTCGATACAAAGTCTTCACGCGAAGCTGGCCGCCGTGATCCAGGGCGTACATCTTCCCGTCGGTAATGGTAGTTGTGCCACGGTCGACGCCGACAGTGCTTCCGTCGGGCAGCACGGGCTCCATGCTGTTGCCGGACACTGTTACGCAGACAGCCTCAGATGGCTGCACACCCTGACGGCGTAGTGTCATTTTCCCGAACCGCAGCTTTTGCCTTGGCGATTCGTGGACGGCCGTTATTCCAGCACCTGCTGACAACTCAACTTCCTTGAGAAACGGCACGTAGACCTCGTCATCATCCAATGGGGTCTCATCGTCCCAAACGTCGAATGACCCCATTAACACGGCGTTTGATTCGACTGTAGAAGGGCGTTGATTACCTTCCGGCGAACCAGTCCCCTCTGAAAGCCACACGGGGTCGACTCCGCATATCTGAGCCAGCCTTATCAAGTGTCCAGAGGTGCGAGTAAGCCCTCGCTCTATCTCCGAGATGGATGCCTGTTTTATGCCTGCCCGATCGGCGAGTTCAACCTGGGTCAGCCCAGCGCCTTTTCGTGCTTGTTTCAATCTGTCTTTGAGTTCCATGCCCGCCAATTTATAGGCCAACCTTTGCAGTTGCAAAAAGGTATCCCTTTCCATAACATAAAGGCATCCCTTTATGTGGGCGGAGATTCGATGAACAACATATTCAAAAAACTTGTAGCGCACTTCGGCTCCCAAACCGCAACCGCGGCCGCCCTAGATGTAAAGCAGGGAACTGTAAGCGGTTGGGTCAGGGGTCTTCATGGCTGTTCAGCGGAGGCCGCCTTGAAGGCTGAGATGGTCACGCAAGGAAAGTTTCTTGCTCGCGAGCTGAGACCAGGACTACCAGAAAACGCCGCACGACTGTTGGGCTGATTATCCAGCAGAAGACGCGGAACCGGCAGTGCTTCGGAAATGCTGGAAATCCATACAGTGCATAGGAAGGGAATAGAGATGGCGAACAAAGGAGAGGTTGGAGCGCCATTTAAGAGCGCTCCTTTTACGGTCAGTGCTTCGGCCCTGGGGGAGACGCTATCCCAGCACGCTCTACCGCATCCACGGATCTTTTCAGTACGTCGATCAGCTGCTGTGCCTGTTGAACCGTCAGCGCAAAAATCGGCGACTTCTGAGCCTCTTCAATTCGCTGAAAAGGCGTCGATATGAATCCCAGCTCCAGCAATACCAACTGCATAGCTTCGACAGTTCTTACATCCCAGCCAGTTACTGGGTTTAACGCCAAATCATCTGACATGTCCGGTCTCCGTGACCTTATTGAGTGGAATCAGAAAGCTACCACGGATGCACCGGACACCCATAACGCCTGAATCGCAGGCATAAAAAAACCGCCTGGCAGGGCGGTTCAGTACAGCTTCATTTCGAGGTGAATAATGATCAAAAGCGCTACCACAGTCAACAGTTCCGGAGATGTCGTGACACTTTCCGAAGAATTCGAAAATGTGTCTCGACACCTAGACGTTAACCAATCCGCCGCGATGAATGCCGCCCTTCTGATTGGCGGCCAGTACTCGCAGGCATCCAAATCTCAATTCCGCCAGGCATGCCTCAATCACTTGAAGGCATCCCTGGTACCTGCCCAGGATTTTTCCGCATGAGCACCATCATCATGAGCTTGTGCTGGCCATTGCAAGGCATGAGTGGTCCGCAGAAGGCTGTTCTGATCTCGCTTGCTGACAACGCAAACGATGAGGGTGTGTGCTGGCCTTCAGTTGCTCGAATAGCTGAGCGCACTTGCCTGGGAGAGCGCACGGTCCAGTCGGCAATCAAGTGGCTGGGCATCTCCGGGATTCTGTCATTTCGCGAGCGCATGGGTCGTTCGACTATGTATACCCTCACCCCCGCAGCATATGCACCCCCGCAGCAGATGCGCCCCGCAGCAG